CAGCATGTCGGCCTCAATCATCCTGCTGAAAGTGATGTCGATCAGAGGGCTGAGCAGCTCGTTGTGCAGTCTTTCAACAACAGGGCCGATCATCTGTAGCTTCTCTTGATGTCGCTCAGCTACTTCGGTTGCCGTCATCTTCTCGCCAGTGGCTTGGTCCAGCATCAGGAAGAGCGGCTTATAGAACGTCTCTTCGATCCGCAGGCGGATGTCCGCGATGTCAGCGACCTGCGCGTTGATGTCCGGGCGGATATCAAACAGAGCGCGCACGCCAGGACCGACGGCGTTCACGTAGTTGATGCCTCCGGGGAGGATATCGACGCCCGCATCTTTGAGTTCTGTCGGGACTTGCAGAGGAGGCTTGACGATGTAGTCAAGGCCTTGACTCTTGCGCAGTTGCGCATGGCGAAGCTCTTTGATGTCGCCGAGGGCTTCCATGCCGGGGCCGTTGCCGTAGATGTCGCCGCCCATTACATGCCAGCGAGGCACCAAGGCGGGGAAGTTGCTGAAGCCGGATTCGCTTAGCACCTTCGTGTCGCTAGAGTCAGCCTCAAAATACACTGACGCGAAAGGCATGTTCTTGTTGTCGCGCTTACGCGAGTCGCGATGGCCTGCGTCGCGAGGCTCGATTGCATGCACCACCTCGATCCATCGGTCGAGATTGCGCGCGTCGGTTGTCAGGTTGCGCAGCGATGACGACAGGTTCTTCTCGCCGAACTGCTTAATCATCTGGCCGAGGGTCATCTGGTACTCACGATACAGCGTGTCCACTTCGCCTTTGTGGTTCGTGGCGATAGCATACTCACCCGCCGTAAGCGGGTAGTTGTGAATGACCGTGTCGAAGTCCGGCATGATGACGTTGCAGGCCGTCCCGAACGCAGGAAGCTCCTCGTAGCAATTGTGCAGCGCGGCGTACGTGTTGGACTTGTTGAAGACCAGCCGCATTATGTCGGTGACATCCGACAGCCACCGCTTGACCGCTGCGGACTCCATCAGCTCAGGGTCGTCAACCCCAAGGCGGAACCACGGCCGTGCCGGCGATGTGGCACTCGACATCAGGCCGGCGCCGAGGACGCGCAGCGCGCGTGTGGCAGTGTTGTCGTAGATGTTATTGTGCTTCTTCGCACCATCGTTGGGCGAGGCCGTCAAGAAACGCCCGTTTCGGGGCAGCAGGTAGCTGCTGATTTCCTGCCACTGCGCTATCCAAGTGGACCGCTCCGACAGCAGGTCGTTCTTTCGGTTCTTGTAGTGGTCTATCTGCGCCTTGTCCATTGGTCAGCCTCCTAGAAGGAAGTTCTCCATGCTAGACAAGGAGTCCTCCGGCTTTTTCTTGGCGGTTCCGTAGGTCTTAGCGCTCTTCGCGCCGGACGCTATCGGTGTCGTGGGTGCAAACGAAGAGACAGGCCTTGCGGTTGCGCCCACGGCACCAGCGGCGGCGTCCTGTGCTGCCGCAGCACCTGCTAGCTTTTGCGACGCCGTCTTGCCTGACGTGTCCCCCAGCTTAGCGGCCCACCCGGACAGCTTCGCGGCATCGGCTGCCAGCTTGTTATACTCCTCGTACTCCCCCCATGTCATGCCTGCTTTGTTGGCTGCTGTCTGGCGCCGCTGAATGTCGGCCTCGTGCGCCGCGATGTTGTGAAAGCCCGCGCTTGTGGCTGCCGCGAGTCGCGCATCAAAGTCCTGCTGCGTCGTGTTCGCGGGCGCGGAGTTGGCGCCTGTCCACTTATTGGGCGTGTAAGAAACGATCTGCCCTTGGCGCGCAGTTTCAGCCTTTGCGGCGTTGATCCTGTTTTGATTAGCAAGTTCGTATTCGCTATCAAAGGAGTTCCCGCCGCTATCGAGCTGCGAGACGGAAGGCCGTAGCGGGCCGTACTGATCGTACCCAGTACGATTGAACGGGTCTTTCCATTCGGTTTTCGCACGCCCTTCGCTGTCATACGACACAGGCATGTATGTGCTTCCGCTGCCGCCTCCGCCTCCTCCACTCATGCTATTTGCCTCCTAACAACGCGTTCTCCTCTTCGCTGCTGGCGAAGAAGGAATCGACTTTCTCGGTGACAGGCGCTTTAGGCGTGCTCTCTTTGTCGCGCTTGTAGCCTGCTGCTTCCGCAGTACGTGCCTCGGCCTTGGCCGGGGCGGTCGGGTCGGCCATCTCAGGCACGTACTGCGCCATGGATTGTTCCGGCGTGTTCGTCGCCGAATACACTGTAGCCGCCATCGCAACGAATTGCATTACCCCTGCGGCGGTACCCCCTGCCATGTCACAGCTCCTTGAAGTAGTTGATGTCTTCGACCGGAACCTTCCGCGCTTCAAGCAACTTCGACAGCGCGGTGTTCGGCTTGGCGGTCCATGACATGATTCGTGCGCCCAGCTCCTTGGCTCTTGCCTCCGCACGAGTCATCAGCTTGAGGCCGATGCGTCCTCTGCGGTACTCAGGGTGTAGATACAGGGCCGAACATTGCGCCATGCTCCATGCGTAGTGCAGGTGAGGATACACAATGAACATGCAGTACCCGACGACTTTTCCGTTGTCAAACACGCCGAGAGTGTGCATCGCACCGCTTTCTTCCAGCCGGTGCAGCACGCCCTCGTTGATGGCCGGTGCGTTGTCCAAGTGAGATTCAAGCTCGTGTTGGTCCAGGGCCACCAGCTCGGCGGCCTCTGCCACGTATTCACTGGCCTGAACTTCACGAATCTCGATCATGGGGCACCCCGGTGTGTGCGGATAGCAGAAGAATACGGCATGCATCCTTGGGGTAGGGCACCGCCCTAATCCGCCAGCAGGTCGTGAGGGTCGTAGTCTTTCGCTCGACGCTGTCTGTGATCTATGTGCGCCAGCTTCTTGGCCTGCACAGGGAATGCAAAGCTCAAGGCCCACGCATCCCCACGGTTAGGGCTTTTCAGCCGGCGGTGCTTCATGTCCTCTTTGCTCTCAAGCTGTATCTTGCCGTCGAGTCGCGGCACGGTTTCAAGCCCAATCAGGTCTCGGTACAGTTGCTTGTCGGCCTCGTCAATGCAGCCGCCTTCCTTTAGCCACTTCTTGCCCTGCCCCCATATATACGCGCGCATGTTGAGGTATCCAGGGTCGGGCGATGCCCCTCCGAACCACACAAGCTGCCACCCTCTGCCCAGCGCCTTGCCGACGCTGACGATGCCTGTTCCGTACCCTGCGTCCACAAAAACAGCATCCGCGTGGTGCTCGTCCTCTAGTTGCGCCAGGACGCCTGCCACATGCACGTCGTTATCGTTTTTCGCTATCGTCAAGAGGGTGTCGTAACGCAACCCCTGGCGCTTGCCGATCACCAGATCGTCGTCGCCTGTCCATGCGGGATCGAGCGTCAGGATCACAGGCGCGAACGCATACTGCTCCGTGCGCAGATGGCGATGGGTTGCGGCATCGACATCGTCCGTGCCGATGAATTGGTAGCTGGAGGCTGAAGGGAACATGCCTCGCACGCGCACCTTGACTATGTCGCTGTCCTCGCCGTAGTCGTCGATCATGCCGTTGATGAAAACTTTGTTCGTGATCTGCACCTGTCGGCTGTCGATCTGATGGTGCGACCAGCGATGCGATTGCGATCCGAAGCAGTCCTTGAACTTTCCGGTGTTTCGAGTCGGGTTCCCGAAGGCGAACCAAAACGGCTCGCCGTCAGTCAAGCCGCCTTCGGCCACCTCCCATATGACATCCGGGATAGCCGACGCTTCGTCGAAAATATAGAATGACGAGCTGCTGACGGCGTGCTGCCCTGCGAACGCCTCGCTGTTCTCCTCTCGACACGTCTGCGCGTGAACGAACCAATCCTCAGGAAACTCGCGGTGGTACATGCGCATTGCGCCCTTGCCGGTGGTCATCTCGAACCAGTGGCCTGTGATGCACTTGCGCGTCCACTTGACGATTTCGGCCCATGTCTTCGACGACAACTGGTCCGAGGTGTTGGCTGTCACTGTGCCGTGGCAATGCGGGCGCGTGCTCATGATCCAGTCCACGAGCCACGCCACCCCTGCTGATTTGCCTATGCCATGACCGCTGGCCACCGCCTCGCGGACAGCCTCCACGGGGGTGTGCCCGTCGAAGTTGTTGGTACGCACCTTCTTGCCGACGCGGTCAAGCAGCTCGCACGCCCATGCATCAGGACCGTATTCGGAGTCATAGACCAGATTCCACGGCGCGGGCAGCTTGCAGACTTGCATCTGCGGGTCGCCGTCCCAGTCGTAAGCAGCAAGGACGAACCCGAGCGGGTCATCCCAAAACTGCCCGATGAAGTCTGCAAGGTCCGCGTCGTCTTGCGTCATCTCTTCGCGCGCTTGGTCTTCTTGACAACGGCATCAAAGGCATCGACACCCTTGCCGCAGTATATATTCATTTCGCATGCGAGTTCGACAGCACGCACTGCCGAGGCGCCTGCCATCATGGCGCCGAGCGCGACATCTTCGCCCGAGCCGACGGCGAAAGGCACGTCCTCTACGACATGAATCACGGGCGCTGCTCCGTGACAAATCCCTAGCACCCCTTTATGCAGGACGACTAGCAGCGCCCGGTCATCTTCCTGTGCTACGCAAGGAAACCTCGCATCGTCCGCGCCAGCACAATACCAAGAAAACAACTGCGCGCCGTGGTCGAGGGAGCCGACATACCCCGCCACGGTGTCCTTGTCGATGCGGTGCAACTTTGTGGCGGTGTAGCTGTTGCCTCCTCGCGTGCCCTGCTTGTCCGCCGCGATGACGGTGCCATCGAACGCGATAACCGACATGGTGTTATTCCTTCCCTGTTCGTCTTCGGGCGGCGAGGATTCGCTGCGCAATGTCGAGCGTGCCTGAAACCTCCAGCTTGTTGCGCTCAGTGGCATACTTCTCCGGCACCTCATTCGCGAGGCACCACATAAGAAGTCGGTCACTGCCCGCCAGAGCGCGCCGATGGGCTTCCTTTATCATTTGCTCGGTTCTGTGTTCGACCGCCTTGTCCCACGCCTCGCGAAACGCGGGTTCGTTTCGGCGCCAACGATAGGGAGTGTCTGTCGATACGCCGATGGCTTGTGCTGCGGCCCGCACTCGGCACCCATCATGGAGCAAGCGAAGGAAATCCTCGCGCTGGCTGTTCGGGTCTTTGATCCTCTTCAGCCAAGGGTACGACGGGTGCTCGGCAGGCAGCCCTGGAGGAACGAGGAATTCCGGGGTGTCGTCGATCAGGTCTTCGAGGGCTGGCGGCTTTTCATCCATGGTGGTGCCAGCCTACCACCGGCAGTGCAGGGCATAGGCACCCTACGAGATAGCTTATAGCTCGGGCGCCCATGCATAAGGTCTAGCTTATAGCAGCTTGACTCCTTCCGGGGTGATGCTTACGAGCAAGCGCGCTTCCAGATCGCGCAGGCAGTCGCGTATCTCCGTCACGTCAAGCTCCAGTATGCGACGCTCCAGCGCCTGTACCGTGACGATCTCGCAATCGATTGATTCGTCCCATATCGCTTGCACCACGAGGATGTCAAGATCAGACAGAGGGGTGGAGTTCGACTCTCGGCACCCCGAGTTGATTGCTTCATTGAAATTCGCCACAGCCCGGTCGGGATCCTTTTCGAGAATGTAGGACATAACCTGCTTGTCGATGTATTCCCTAGTGAATTGCATGGTCTTTCTCCTTTACCGTTGCTTGTAGTTACAAATCCGACGCACTTGGGTCTTACTAATCTCCCACCATTTTACTAGCCTTCTGTAACCCCACCCTAAATACTCGTGCTGCCAGCGTAGCATTTCAACCTCGTGGTCGCTCAGTTTCGCGAGCGGGTGGCGCTCGCCGTTTGTCGGTTTCACTTTTTCGCCCTCCAAATCATATATTCGGAATATAAACAAGAAGTTAGCTCTTCAGCACGGTCCTTCCTCGTGTTTCTCCTGCCCCGTGCCGCCAAAAGCGGCCTGCCCATCGCTTTGCCATT